GAGCTAAAACCTTTAGCACCATCCAGCTGTACCTTCTGATCATATCCTTCAGATACAACATCAATCTGACTTTCAGCTGTTGCAAAATCAGCTTGTAGTTCAGGACTATCAAGATATTCTTGACGACGGGCTTGGGCACCTTCTGCTACCTGATCCACAATCATCTTCTTAGTTCTTTCAGCAGCCTGATCACCAAGAGTTTTACTAAACCCAATCAATGATTTTACTGCTGACTCACGATTCTTAGCTTTTTTATCAGCTTCTGCTAGATTGTATTTACGCTCAGCTTCCATATCTGCGCGTTCAATCTTTTGATTCTGCTCTCTAATGTTTTGATTTCTAATACGTGCGTCTTGTTCATAAGCAGAGTTTGCCTGCATTGCTCGCAGATCATCTCTTCGCTGCTGATTTGTAGCGTCACGTTGTTTTTCTAGGTTACGGATTACCCGGTTACCTTCTTCTTCCATTCGAGCAATACCAGCCCTACTAAGTTGAATAGGTTGGAATCCTCTTGTTTTTGTAGCGGGTTGGTATTGTAGTCGTGCCATAGTTAGTTATTAGTCAAAATCAAAAAACGTGTTTTCCGGAAAACCTAGGTCTCCATTTAGATCTACACCATAATCAAATATACCTTTACCTCCTGAACTATAAGAACTACCAGCTAGATCCTTAGCAAAGCCACCAAGAATACCACCAGGATCTTTTCCGCCTTTGTTACCGAAAATATCCTTACCTGCATTAATACCACCCATGACCGTCAGGACAATATCAGCTACATCATCTGCTACACCAAGAACTGAATCAAGTCCTGTAGCTACACGCTCGCTCTTAGGCACTCTAGGTGCTTCACGTTTAACTGGCTTCACAAATGTACGATCTGGTGTCATCCGTGGTTCAGGTGCATAATCAAATTTCTCGGGGAATAGATTTAAATTTGCATAAGCTTCAAGATCTCGTTGTTGTTTTTGTAAGCCGATCTGTTGGACGTTACGAGCCATTTGCAAAGTAGCACTCTTCATGTTAGCGTCAAGAATTCTATTGTTATACTCAACTTCTTCTTTAGCTCTATCAATACCAAGTTCAATCATATCTAAATTAAGACCAACTTGGGATTCTGCTAGACTAGAATCAACTAATATCTTTAGCAAATCTACACCAGCTTTATTTCTAGCACCAGATAGACTTGCATCAAGAGCAACTAAACTACGGAAAGATTCAGCAGCAGTAGATTGTAAGGTTTTGTTACGTGATACACCAGCTTGTCCTAAGGCAGCTTTACCAGTTTTACGTAACCCTTCTACAAACTTAGCTTCTTTTTCAAAAGTATTTCGGGTGGTGAATTCATTTAAGTTTTGTTGGATTGTCTGGCTGCCTATCCTACGATCACTTTTAATGCCGTATAATTTATTACCTTGTTCTAACTTTTGAATACCTCCTTTCTTTATTTCACCCATCAGATCAGAGTGCATTGCTTCGCGTTGAAACGCTTGCTGTAAAGCTAGGTCTTGTAAACCAGCATTTTGATCTGCTATTGCTAATGTAGTTGCATTTTCATTAAAACCTATTTGTGCGCCATAAATTTCTTGGCTTTTTTCGTAAGAAGCTAAAGATTGAGCATACTGATAATCTTGTATTTTCTTCCCATATTCCCAATTAGTGATAGCAGTTTCATATGCAAACTGACGTTCTTTTTGAAAATTAAAAACCTTTGCCGCATAATTTTCTAGATCAAATGCATAGTTAGCTTCGACTTGTCTGTTTACCTCTTTTTGTGCCTCTCTGTCTCTGTCGCGACCTTCTTTGTTTCTGTCTGTGCCTGTTACCCAATCAGTGACTGTACTGACTACATTGCCCAAACCCATAATTATCTTCTCCTATAGAATCGTGGTGAATAAATACCTTCCCATGTCATTGATACTAATGATACAGGGTAAGGAAAACTGCTTGTCACTTTAAGTTCAAAATTAGTGTTACGTTGATGGATTGGTATAGTGAATTGGCGTTCCTGTGTGATGGGACTACTATCTGCTAGATACGTACCAGCATCAGTTACGTACTCTACATTTCTCCATTCATCAGAACCACCAGCTTTTACTTTAAATAAAACTGGACCTGTCCTACCAATAGAAAATGTAACTCTTGATATAGTTAATGGAGCTGTATAATCAGATGTAGTAGAATCTTTTTTATAATAAAATTTAGGTAAGCTTGCTTCAAAATTATAATTATAACCTATAACTATACCATCAGCATAGCTTGTATAATCACCTTGAACTTCAAAGTAGCGATAACCTGTACCAATTTCAGTACGTTCGACAGCAGTTAAATAAAATCCAGCATCAGCATCAACTGCTGCAGCTGTACCTACATCTGCTGTTGGTACGCTAAGAAGCATAACACCTTCCTTCTGTTGTATTGGTGTATAAGGTGTGTAGATTTTAGTAACTCCATTGGTCGAATCATACACCACCGCATTGACACCTGTGGCAGGCTGTACGGGCCTTGCAGCCATGTCTAGGCATGTATTACCAGAGATGGTTGTAGCGCTTACCTCAGAGCTTCCTGTGGGGATCTCATCAAGGATGATTTTACCTATTGTATATTCATCCTCATGTTGAGAAATTACGACTACAGAGTCATTAATAATTTTTGCAGATTCAATTGTACCTGGTAGTTCCCATTTAGTCCATGCTTGAAATAGATCTTTCTCACCATTATTATAAAATCTATAGAGGTAGAAATATGAGGTACTGGTATCGATTAATAGTATAGCGGAGTTTTGTGGACTAACACTTAAATCATCGATAGTATCAGGCAACCATTCAAGTACAACTTTACTGATATCAACAACAATAGGGTTTTGTTCTACATCACGTAGTTGTAAACTAAACAGTTTACTATAACCAGGTACTCTATTTACAAAGGCTGCTGTAACACCAACATCATTGGGAGATATGTCAGTTGCCATTTCATAATTAGACAAGGATCTAATTACGGTTGTAGTCGGAGTCAGTGTACTAGAATCTGTAGCTAACACTTGAAACTGCTGACGTTCACTAAATAGCATTAAACCTTGTGGAGAAGGTAATACATCAGACAAAGTAATAGGTCTAATACTAGCTACATTTAAATCGATAGGGTCTGAATCAACCTGAGTTAGAGCTGATTTAACAAAAAAATTATAATTATCATTAGCTACTCCAAAGAATATATTGTCTTGTGATAACAAGCCAAACCTATTAGAATAGAAAAAAGTAGTTGTAATTGTTTTGCCGATAAAAGACGGTAAAGGACTGGTTTCATCATTACCTGATTCACGCGCTGACCATGAAATAGGGTTAAATGTAAAGGTTGTTGGACCTGTATTTGCTAGTTCATGTGGCATAGTTGCTGCATCTAAACCAGGAGATACATCACGAGCTACTGTTTCTTCCCAGTAACCCCTACCTCTATTAAGTGTAGTATCGTATGCAACAAATCTTACATGGTAATCATCTTCAGAATTAGTTGTATTACTAACAGTTATATGATGTCCACCAAAAGATTCTAAAGGAAGTTTAGCAGCAGTTGCTACTTCATCTTCAAATGCTTCTATAGCAACATTATTAAGACCACCTTTAGCATCAATATCAAAAGCTACAGGAGTACCAGTGACAGCACTATAATCAGTTACAACTGCATTAGAACCTGTACTACGTTTAATAACAAGACTATCAGGATATCCTTCTAAATACCACCTTCCAGCAAAATCTGCATTACCTGCTGAGTGCTGTGCTTCGATAACGTCTTTAATTTTATCAACAAGGTGATGGTTTGTATTTACAGAAGAAGAATCATACAACAACATGTCATCAAATGTTGTAGTATTTTGACTTGTTACTACAGCTTCAACATTCTGAATAGTAACAATATACTCATAACTATCTACAAGTGTGACAAGTTTAAGAGTAGCAACAGTCTTTGGTGTATAAGTGCCATTTGGTTGCATAGCAGCAACAACAGTCTTATTAGTAATAATTGTGGTATCTTGAATACTACGGAAATGATAATCATTTTTTGTAGTACCAGTTAGGTATGAACCAGCATTATTAGTAACTGTACACCATGTACCATCTGCTGATGTCCATACATAAATGTTTGCACCTTTAATAGCACCAATATATGAACCAGCAGCATCCCGTTCCATAAAGAACCATACAGCACCATCTAGTTCAGTTTTAGTAAATTTAGTGCCGTCAGCTTTTTTTAAAGTGTTGGTGAATTTCATACCTGGTCTTTTTAGTAGACCATACGTAGGATCAGGGTAACCGTTTATGCATTCAGTTACTTGTCCTAATAATTTTTTGTCATCATTTTGTCGGGAGACACCACCAAGGAAGTTTGGTATTAACTGGGTTACTGCTGGCATTAGCGTTGTAAAGTATGGAACGGTTGATAGCTTTGATAGAAATTACCACCTTTGGGACTACCAAAGAATGAGTAATCACCTTGATTACATTCGTATTCTAAAGCATTAGATTTAGCAAAAGCTTCTTTTTGTAGTAAGATTTGATATTGATTAGGATCACCAATAATTCTACTAGATACAATTGTTGCTGCTTTAGCAATGATAAAAGCTTGGATAACAGTAGGGATACTAGGCCAATCAAAGTACCAAATAACATCTACGTATAAGGTAGCATCAGTCCAAGTAAATGAATGAGCAGTCTTATCATAAAGTTTGCCTTCACGATTAATACTATCTCTATCTAAATTTTGTGTGTAAGTTCTATTTAAATCCATATGAAGTATATTGTTAGCAATAATTACTTCACTAGATGCGTCAGGTGTAATTGGGTAGTCTTGTTCTTTATTAAAAGACCAGCCTTCTGATTGTACTTCACGAGACACTTCTCTTAGGGTGTTGAGTGCAATCGCAACGTCCGGGTTGGTTTGTGTTTCAATTCTACTTGTAGCAATTGATTGTGTTAAGATCTGACTAGAAACAGTCTGAGAGATATTAAC